ATTTCCAAAAGCTTTTGTTAATCCAGCTACTAAAGTCAGTCCAGCAGCTATAGGGGCTAAAGCTGTTGCTAACGCAGCCCCAGCAGCCCTAAAACCTACAGCCGCCCCTTTTGCACCAGCACCAGCACCAAAAAATCCTTTTTGAAGTATAGGTAAAGCTCTGTTTGCGTCTTTTAATTTGCTATTTGTTCCGTTTACAGTTTGATTAAATTTTTGTGCTTGAGTATTTACATTCTTTAATGCTGTTATGGCTTGCGTAGCTCCAACTCTAAGTTCTACGTTTGAAACTGCCACGACTAAACAATAACTCCTTTAACTATATCTTGATTTGCGTTTGATTGCATCTATCTCTTTTTGTTCTCTTTCACGTTTTAGCTCATAATATCCAGCAAAAAATACCAACTCCTCTTCAGTAAGTTGTGTTCTTAGTTCGCTTACTGTCTTACCTAATTCTGTTGCAAGGAAAAACTCAAAATTTAACCAGTTGTCCCCCCTTAAGATTCCTTTACGTTATCAACTGTTGCGTTTTGATTTACACCAAATAAAAATAATTCAATCTCATTTAAGACACTTTCTGGTAATTCATTTTGCAAGTTAGCAAAGTCTGCTGGGTGAAATGCTTTTGTTCCATCTTCATTTTCTGCCAACTGACAAAGCATATGCGTAGAAACAACAAGTGGATCTTCACTGCCAGCCCTTTGCGTTGCTCTGGCTCTATCTGCCCTTGTAATGGCCTTGAAATATAAACTGCATACTGTTTTGCCGTCATTATCTTTAACGTCAAACTTACGCCTTTTAGAAAGGTCAAAAGCGTCCTTTAAAAGGTCGAGGGTTTTCTTTTCTGCCATAAATTAAATGCGAAGTATTTTTTTTAATTTACTATATGTCAGAGGTTATTGCACCTGTTGTCTGAAATGAAATGTTAATTAACTGAGTTTCTCCAAGTGTTGCACCATACTCAGCACTTGTAATTATTCCAGAAAAAGCTAACTTTTTAGAACTAGCTGAACTGTCAGGGAACAGTTCAAACAATGCGTCACCAGCATCACCTGTTGTTAATATGTCCTCAACAAATGATAAGTAATCAGAGTTACCAGCATTGTCATAGATTAATTCTGCTGATCCTTCACCAGAAATAAGACCACCAATAAATGTCTTTGATGTATTTCCTTGAACTGTAGTTTCTAAAGTATCCTTTGAAACTGATAGTGACCATGATCTAGTTCCAGCAATATCGGCTTCAGTACCCGCCGCATTATGAAACATGATCTTGCCTACATCACCTCTGATAGCTGCCATGACAAAAAAAAGAAAGATTTATAAATATATTAACTCTTTTCGGAAGTTTTTACATCTTTTTTAGATTTTTGTTGACTCTCCATATATCTTTTGCAATTAGGATCCCAATATTGTGGATCTCTCACACCTTTGACAGCTTCGATAGCGTCTAACATTTCATCTGTGATAACAAGTTTTGGCATAATTAAAGATCCTCGTAGATTGTAAATGTTATTCTGATCTGAGTTTGAAACTTACCTTCTGGACTTGAAGTAAGAATTTCATTTCCTACAGGTGCGTCAAAAATAACATTAGATACTGTAATTCTATTGTATAAGTCCCTAAGTCTTTTGCAAATTGTAAAGTTAGACCCTGCTCCAAGACCTTCCTCTGTAAAAACATTAAGAAGAACTAAGCCAGTAATTAAATTATGTGAATTACTAGAATCACCTTGAGTTAAATATGTATTGGCTCCAAAGCTTGTAATACATTGAACAAAAGTATCCTCTGCTGTTGAATCAAAGGTCATGTTGTTAAATACAACAGGGATAGCAGGGCTTGAAGCAAGCTCTGTAGCTAACCTAGCCTCTATTGTGGATCTAACTGTATTTAAATCAATAGCAGCCATTATAATCTCCTTTTGATTTTTTCATATTCATCATCAGCCCATTTTTGTAGCTCTTTTGCAATAATTTCTGGAAATCCAGCAGTTGTATCTTGTCTGGTTCTATATTGATCTTTCCATGATGGGGGTAGGTTTTCACCATAACAAACTGGCTCTGCATAGGGTAGGTTATTGATTATGGTTCCGCTAGTTGGTTTGATCTCTGTCTGCCATGAGTTCCGTAGCCTACCAGTATCAACTGGTGTAGCCTTTTTTACTCTCCTAGTCCACTCCAAAGTTGTTGCCTGTACAAGAAATACTATTGCATCTTCCATTACATCTGGAATTTCAGTTATAGATATTTTCCTTGTCATGTTTACCTCAAGATAAGATCAAAGCTTACTGGCGTATTATTTTGCTCATTTATAACAACTTGAATAATTTTAAATTCAACATTACTAATAACTACTCTGTCTTTTGTTGTAGGGACAAAGGTAATATCACCAGCAGATATAGTAAGCAATTTATCCTGTGACTCAATCAAATCATTAACTTGATTTCTTGAAACCCCACTTAATGCACCTTTAATAGTTGTATCAGATGTAGATTCTGAAATAGCTCCAGTAGTCGTATTGTATGCCCCTGCTGTAACTTGTCTGATAGTCACATCACCACCAAGCTTTTTTAGTGAAGCACTAGCAGCTTTTTTTAAGGCATTAGCAAGACTCATAAGAAATATGCAATTACTTGTCCACTTGCAAGAGTAATACTTGTTATGACCCCACAGACCTCAGATGATGCCTTCATTGTGATGCCATTAATAGTTGCTGAACCATTTTCTGTGATATTCTCAGCGACAAAGGTTGCCTCTGCATCTGTCAGACAATGCACCTTACCAAATCTGCCTGTATGGGCAGCCGTATCGGTAATAATGATTGCTGCTGGATATTCGTAGCCGTAGCCCATTTTCATGACCTCTTGATTGATAAGTTTGCTCTTCCACCTATTCTAATACCCATTAGATAGTGGTCAACGATTGGTGGTATTCTATCTACTCCTACTGAGCCATAGAATCTTGGGGTAACATTTATATTTCCAATACTTACAGCTGCAAAATCCTCCAAGCCGCTTAGTTCCAGTCCGTTCCTGTTGTTGTTTAGATATACAGCCAAGATGACCTGTGCGTGTTTTACTCTGTCTGGGATTTCAGTATCAGTGTAATAATCAGCAACTAATCTATTTGGAAAACTTAATCCATACAGGTTAGTGTATGTGTCAGGTTTCCTTACTCCTGATCTAGGCCACTCCAAAGCTTGAGTATCAGATACCCTAGCTCCTAAAAACTTCTCTCTGTCAATTCTTTGGGCTGCTGTAAACAAAGCTCTGTTTTTGTTATCAGTGCTTGAGTTATCCCATGCCGCAGCGTCATCACTAAGAACAAGCCCTTCAATAAAAGAGTTTGCGTCAGATAGACCTATATAAGTGTTTGCGTTTGCACCGCCAACAGTAGCATCAAGAGTTATCGCCATTGAGTTTTACCTTTTTGGGCTTAGATTTTGGTTTTGGCTTTTCTAGGGTTTGAGTGAGTGAAGCTGCCTTTTGAGCAGCCTCATTTCTCTCTCTCATACGCCTAAATGCGTACATAGCCATTAGCTTGATGCACCCTTGAGAGCAACAAAGTTAATAACGATTGCTTGGCTTAAGTTACCAGCAGATACGTTAGAAACTGTTACCGCAAAAGAGCCAGCAGCAATACTATTAGCGTTTACAAGGTATGAACCAGCAGTTCCAGCAGAACCATGACAAGCCACAACTACGTCTGTTGCTGCAATCTTGCTGTTAGTTACTGTGAAAGTTACTTCTGTGCCAGCGTCAAGCTGTGCATTGTTCATTGTGATTTGACCAGACTCTGTGTTGAGTGTGACCCCAGTAGATTTGGAACTAGCCTGTGTAACAGTTCCTCCATTTGTTGTACCGACTAAAGAGCCAGCAGTCACTTCAAATAATGATGGCATAATAAAAAATCCTAGTTATAGTAAGGGTTTTGGGCTAGTCTTGGTTCGATACGTTAGTCGCACGAACTATGCCGATATTCTTTGTCTCGTACACTTTCGACCATGAACCAACTGTCTCCAAAACTGTTCTGTTTGGGTTAACTGTTGAAACTGCGTACTTAAGACCTACTGGGTGATAGATGTAGTGGAGATCCACTGCCATAGCTTCCTCAAGGGCAAGAATATCTCTATCAGTTTGTGTTCTGATCGGTGCTTGCTCCCCAGTTACTACCGCCCCCTGAGTAAAGAAAAATGTTGAGTACTCTGTGGACGACCCGCTGCCAGTGGTGGGAATATCATCTGACACAATTACTCTCAATCCCATAAAGGTATTAACAGTAGGATTTTCAAATGCTCTTACTGTGCTACCACTTGTTGCATCTGAATCTGGTGCACCAGTGTTGTCATAGATACGATCAATCGCATTTCTCTCAACTAGGTCATAGAAAACCTTTGAGTGCATTGCAATAGCTGTTAACTTACCACCTTGATCGCCTAATAAAGCTTGTGCTTTAGCAACGTGTCTTGGGCTGAGAACAGTTGGAGTATCGCCTGATTCAGAGTCAATAGTTAGATCGAATAATGCAGAACTGCTAGAGTTTGCATTGATTGAACCAAATGCACCAGTTAAGCAAGAATATAAATCCTTCTGTTTCTGGTTGTTGACATAAGCAGCCATCTTCTGAGCAATAGCAGCCATTGGATCAACGCCACCACCAACTGCAAGAGCAGCTAAGTCTCTTGAACTAAAAGCTCTACCTCTGTGAAGAACAGCAGCGATCTGGTTATCTGCTGTGATCTTTGCTGGAGTTAATGATGTTGAGTCTGTTAATACTTCAAAATCACCTGTTAAGTTTGCTTTGTAGAAAGGTATTTTTACAAAGTCACCGCCTCTTTCTGCGGATAAATTTAATTCTGCCAAAGGTTGCACTACCCCACTCTGTAGGAAGCTGTCAGTTTGTGTTGTCGCTTCGATTAAGTAGGGAGTAAACACCTCAGGAATAATTAAATCCGATCTTAATGTTGCCATTAGAATTTAATTAATATGTTTACTTCGAGGCACAACCTCTGACGTAGCACAACCACGTTAGTTCTATACTAACCGCTAACTGCGTTTTTGAGCATATTATATTTATTTATATCTGTTCTATATAACCTACTTTGCTCTGTAAGATTGAAAGATTCCTTTGCAAAGGGGTTCTTCTCACCAGCAGCTACTGTTGTTTGTGTTTGAACTTTAGTAGTTGTAGCACCGCCTCCCTGTGGCCTTGGGTTTTTCTGTACCCATGCTGGCATTTTTGACATTGCCCAGTCTTTTACTGGTGTTCTGTTGTAACCATCAACAACAACAACTGTCCCATCTGCCTCTCTTGCAAGTTGTTCTTTACTTATTCGAGATAGCACATATTGGGGATCGTGTACCACATCAGCAAGTGCTGTAACTGCTGGGGCTTCAACTTCAAGCTGTCTCTGCCTAGCTTCAAGCTCTTGGATTCTTTTGTTCTTGGCCTCTTCAGCATCACGATACTGCTGTGCCTGTTTTGCAATAGCTTCATCATATCTGCCCTTTGCCTCTAGCTCTTCTTTTTCTTTTTGCTGCTTGAAAGCAATCAGAGCATCTACATCAACATCTGGTGGTACAGCTTTTCCAGCTTCCTTTGCCTTTTTTAAATCATCTAAAATTTCAGCTTTGCTTTTTCTGAGTGCTTCAACTTCTGCCATCAACGCTGCTACATCAACAGGTGGATTTGGTTTGATTGGTTCGTCAGCCATAAATAAAAAATTTACAATTATTTACAATATTAGCTCCACTTTGTCTTGTCTGCCCAAAAAGCTGCTGACATTTTACCTTTGGCAATATTTTTAGCGTGTCTTGCTTTAAAACTTTTGCGTTTTGCTTTATCTGCCATACTTTCACCTTTTCTCGGTGGCTTCGTGTCTGCCCCTTGTGCTCCAAATCTAATTAATTTTACTTTGTCCCCTTCTTTTGCAAGGACAACATGGGACTTGGTTGGGTGTGATGGAGTTCTTTTTGGTTTGTTAAAACCAGACAATCCAAACCTTTTCAGTCTTGGGTCACTCATTTACCCTTCCTCTTCATTGCCATATTGTGTGCTTCAGTAAATGAAACCCCTTCTCTCATCTTGCGTTTCATATATTCCATGTGAGCCTTTGTGTGACCATGAGCCTTTTGGTGCTTTGCAAGTGTGTTCTTTTGTCTGGTGGTAAGCTTCATCTTCTTTTTTGATATTTGTTGTAAATAGCTGCGTCTGCTGTTCTTGCTTTATCACCTCTCATATAACTATTTACCCTTCCAAAAGACCAAGCTTGCATGGTTGTATTTCTTGAGCCACCTGATAAATAAGCACCCTGTCCCTTGCGGTAAACCTCTGCAAGTTCACCATAAAAAAACCTTGTGCCATCAGCTTTTTTCTTAAGTGCGTTTTTTACGCTTTCGCTGAGTGGTTTTCTTCTTTTTCTTTGTGGTGACATTTTGAGCAACCCTTGATTTTTGTACGGCTTTTATATCAATATACTCTCCTTTTCTATAAGCTTCGGCAGTTCGTTTTATTTCAGCAGCTTTCGCAGCCCTGTTTCTAGAACCAGACAAGTATTTTTTTGCAATACCTGTCTTTTTGTCCTTTGGAACTCGCCTTAGTTTTCTAGTCACTTTTTAGTTTTCTTTTTAGCAGTGGGTTTAGTTTCTTTGGGCTTTTTTGTTTCCTCTTCGCCCTGCACCTTAAAAATATATCCCATTACTTTTTGCCTCCTTTTTTAACTTTCTTTTTTTTTGTTCCTTTGGGCTTCATTGATCCGTAGTGTGAAGGCATGACAATAAAAGTAGCTGTCTTTATATTACTTCCTTTTGCGTTTTTTAGCAGTTGATAAAGCTATTGCTTGAGCTTGTTTTAATGTCTTGCCCTCTTTCATCAGCAAACGTATGTTGCCAGAGATAGTCTTTTGTGATTTGCCTTTTTTAAGTGGCATAACTAAACTACAACTATGCTTACTATAACTATCACCACCCAACTAGGGGATATTGAAATTCAACATTCTAAACAAACAGCAAAGGCTGTGGGTTCAACAGATGCTGTAGAACTTTGGAATATAGATGTAAAAGATGGATTATTTGGGGTTCATGGTCATGTCTTTGACCCAAAAAACTGTGATATTGCAGACGTTATATCAGCAGCTATTGAGTCGGTGGGATTATCAAATGTAAAAGTGCCAGAAAAATCAAGATTGCAAGCTGTCAAAGATTTAGAAAGTTATCCTGACCCTAAAGATTCCCTGCCCTAGACATACCAACTACTAACTCAAATAAATCTGGGTGTTTTTGTATAAGTGTTTGCATATTTACAGGACTTGAAAAGGTTTCTACAGACATTGTTAAAACCTCTGAGGGATTTATTTTGTTTTTAAAATCTCCATATTTAGAGTAATCAAACATATCGTAAACTTTCCCCATGTATGAATTTTTGTAGTCATTAACAAAAGCAAGCTCTTCTTTTCTGTAATTAATATCAGTTATACTTTTTAATTGATATACAGGTTTTTCAAGCTGTGTGGTCATTGCTTTGTTTGGTCTTGCGTTAGGGCTGTCTAAATACTCTTGCAATATTTTTTTATCTGTAATTTTTTTTGCACCTACATCACCAAAAGCTCTATCAAATTTCCATTTATTTGTGTAACTATTTAATTTAGGATTAGCAACCTCTACAACATGAGTTATTTCATGGAAAGTTGTTGATTTACTTATTTGACCCCTGTAATTTGTACTTGTTGTAAATGTCCCCTTATAAAAAGCACAGGAAGCTCTTTTTGCCTTTCCAATAGAATTAACGGCTGGCACTCCATTTGCCGACTCAACAAATCCAGCACCATTAAACATTCTGACATATTCAGTAAAGTACTCTTGAATTTGTGCTTTTTGAGCCGCATTGAAGCTTTTTGAAATATCCACATTGTTTACAAGTTTAGTGACCTGTGCATCTGTCAAACTTGTCTCAAGCATTTTATTTCTTAATTTTTCTAAATTTTTCGTAAAATTATCATTGTATTTAACGTATGCGTCTTTAGCTTTTTCAAACTTTGCAATCAGGCCATCTTGTAATTCTGGTCTTATGTTTGTGCTTGTATTAGCTGCCGCAACTTTTAATTCCTCTCTTAATTTTTTAAGTTTAGCTACATCAAGTCCACCGACTTCCTCCATCAATGCTTTACCATCTTTCCGTAATTGATCTGGGCTTGAATCTATCAGCCTTCTTTCAAATCCAACAGGCTTTGCAACAGGTTTGGGAGTTTTTGTTTTGATAGTTATATCTCTGGGCTTGCCATACAATCTTTCCAAGTCTTTCAAACTTCTTTCGCTTCCATCTTCCCTGACCATTTTTCTTATAGCCTTCTGTCCTGACCCTTCCTTCTTTGCCAAGCGTTCAAAATATCTTACCTTCTGTTCGTTACCCAAAGTCTTGACTTTTAGTTTCTTGTCTTGCCCCAAAAGCCAGTCACCATACTGAGTGTCCTGTGGTACTCTACCAGTCCCCTCTCCTGTGGGTCGGGTTACAACTTTGCCTTTGGGTGGCGGTGTTAGATCCTCAAATCCTTTTTGTTTTTTTAACCCTGCATAATCAACAACAGGAACAGTAGTAGATCGGCAGTTGAAATGCTGTGGTGGAACAGCACCTTTGTTATATTCAAACTTTCTACCATCAAGCCTCCGACAAATGGCACTTGTTCTTGAATCAAGGGTTGCAACATATTCATATTTAGGAGCAACCTTACTATTTGCTGCATAGACAGCCTGTGATGCTTGGTTCTGTACTTGGTTTACAGATGTTCTGACAATAGTTTGTATCTGGTGATTTGCCAGTTTTGTTAATTCACCACCAGCCTGTGCTATCTGTCTGACGCTTCCCTTCTGTCCAAACTCCAGCCTTCCTATCATTCGACTTGCTATTTGCTGTGTTGACTCTCCACTAAACACGCCCTGCCTGATCGTCCTTGCCAAACCTTCCTGTTGTCTTGTTGCTATACCTCTAAATGCTTTCTCTACTGTCTCTCCATTAGGTAAAGTCTGCATTGCACCTTGTCTTGCAGTAAGTTCAAACTTACCAGAGCCAAACTTTTTAAAGTCATCTTCTGTAAATTGCTTACTTGTAAATATGTTTACCTTTGTGGGGTCTGTTGTGACAAATGATTCTGCATATTTAGAACTGACTGCTACTGAATTGATTGGGATATTTCCTGATTTTACAGCTTTTTTTAATTCACTTTCTATAAATCCAGCCTGTACCTTTGCCAAACCCTCTATTTCTTTTATCATCTTCTTTGTTGTAGTCTTAGACCATTTATCAAGACTACTTTTTGACTGAGCTATGATTGCCCTCAGTCTTTTCTTGGTCTGCGGTGCTATGACTACACCTTCACCAGCCTTTGCCTGTCTGATATTTATTGCATTGAGTTTTCTTGCTGCAAGTAAAATAACGTCATTATAAGTTCTTACAAAGTCTGCTGATACGGCATTGCTATACCTGTTAAGATCAATAGTCTCCCTAAAAAATACCTCTGGAATACTCATTTATCATTCTTCTCCCTCTTCCTCCTCCTCTTCTGGTTCTTCGTCAGGTTCTTCTGGTGGTTCTACTTCTGTAAGACCTCCCTGTTGTGTGCCCTCGATCTCTTCCTCAACGTCAAAGTCATCACCAAGAACCTCACCAGCAGAAAGTTGGTTTAACAATGTTTCCTGTGTAATAGTTCCAGCAGTGAACAATGTGAGCAATGATGTAATCTCCTGTGGTTCTAGTCTTGCAGAAACAAAGTCTCTATTTACAAAACTACTACCAGCATTAGGTTCATTGAGATATTCGCTATGAAACTTAAGGCAGTTATCAATCAAATCTTGCATCTGCTGTGCAATGACCATCATTGTGCTGTCATTTTGAGATCGATCTATTCGCTTGGCCTCCGCCGACTCGCCAACTAATTTTTGACCCAGCACCGCCGCTAGTGAAAGTGTATTAATCTGTTCTGCAATATCTTTTAGTCTTGTAAATTGTGCATTATAACTGTCGGCTGCTGGAGAAACGTATTCCATGCGTGACTCAGGTGGCAATGATAATGCCTCACTAGCTCCTGTTGTTATTTCATCTGCATTAGGATAGCCATAAATTACTAAGTTAGGTACTGCACTGATATGCAAAATATTGTCTAAGTCAGACTGTATCTGATAATGCTTTAGGTTTAGTTCTGCTATGTCATATAAAGGACTGCGACTTTCGTAGTAACCAACTCTGTTGGAATAGGCAATGGCAAAAGGAATCTTGTCCTTAAGGCTCATTTCGCCTTCATCAAATAATTTATATTCGTTCTTTTTTTCATCTTTTCTGTGAATCTCAAATCTTCCCCTTTCCAATACCCTGATCTGTTTAACAATCTTGTCACCATACTTTCCGTCTGGTTCAACAACCTGTTCCAATAGACGCAACTGTGTGAGTTGCCTTGTGCCATCTATGATCTCAGACCTAAATCCTAGAATATCTTTTGGTGTATATGTCACCCAATATGGCCTAGTTTTGTCCCCTTCCTTTGGTGCATCAACAAGTACCCCAACATGACCAAAACTGATTGCCAGCCTTGCTGTGTTATACAGCCACACGTTTAAATCGTTGCCCTCTAAATCAACATCAAACAACTGTTCTCTTACCAAGTCAGATACATCATCTAGTCTGACTGGCTTTCTAACCAACATACCTGACAACATCTTTTCAATACGCTGCAAATATGGGACAACTGTTGACCTACTTAATCTTGAATCATAGCTGTCATCTATCTCACGAGGCTCTTGTGGCAAATATTTTCTATGCTCACTCCTAATTTTGTATGTACCTTCCTTTAAATCTGTTATCAAATCCCAAAATTGAGCCATACGCTGATAGGCCGCATTAGGACTTGCAACTGTGGTAGCAGCTTGTGTTATGGGCTGATTGTAAATATTTAGTGAGCTATACACAGTTTTGCCTCAATAGTACCATGTTCTTAATATATTCTAATCCCTGTTGGTTTGCCCGCCCTAGCAAATAATGGATTGAACTCTCTCCAAATGAGATAGCCAAGAGCATCAGCCATATGGTCATAGCCAGACTCCTTATCTGGTTCTCCCTTTTCTGTGTATGACTGAAGTTCCATTGATTCAATTAGCTTTCTGCAACTGGCATGGATTTGTAAACGGCTTTCCCCCTTGCCGTTACATAGTAAAGCCTGTACGGCAGAAATCCTGTCTCTGACTGGCGGGTTGCTGCGTGGGCTTTGATTGCTGAACCCATATCCTTCAAGAATCTGAATGTCCGTCTGACTTGCATTAGTACTTCTGTTGCCTCCACTTGCATCTGGGTATATGTAAATCTTATTCATAGGGTATCTGGCTTTGATCTCTTGGGCAATGCTATCTGTATCGTGACTCCCACTAATTTCGTCAAATATTAACAATTTTTGATTTTGTACAATACCTATTACACAGTTCATATTCCCAATATTAAAATCTAGACCCAAGCGAAGAGGTTCTAATCCTATCTCAGGCTTAACAGTAGTGACATTGTTTTCTCTGGTAAAGCGATCATATACTTGCCCAGTAGTTAAATTAATAAACTCTCCATTGAGATAAGCTTGCAACATAGATGGGTCATA